CTTTGAAAAACGAGCCGCTTACACTGGAAACGTTAAAACAATTTACAAACTCGTTAAACATTAAATAAAATGGACGAAAAATTATTAGCCGAATTGGCAAACATTAAAAGCGGTTTAGAAACTAAAACTGCTACAGAAGTAAAAAGCGCAATCGATGCTTTTGAAACTAAACTAACAAGCGAAATTAAAGCCTCGTTTGATACTGAATTGAAATCTGTAAAAGATGCTTTAGAAGCTAAATTTGCAGAAGATTTAAAAGCGGTTCAAGACCACGCTGACAAATTGGACTTGAAACTTCAAGAGAAATCAGCTAAAGAAACTAAAGAAGACACTTTAGTAAAATCTATTACTGAAAACTTCGACGGTATTTCTAAAGTTAGAAAAGGTAATTCTTTTCAAACTAAAGCGGTTGGAAATATGACTTTAGGTGTAAATCTGTCAGGAGCACAACCTAAAGATTACAACAATGACGTAGTTATGTTCCCGTCGCAAGCGGTTAACGTATCTGATTTAGTTGGAAGCGTTAATATTTCAGGAGGAACTTACACATACCCACGCGAGGGTGCTGGTGAGGGTTCAATCGCTGCACAAACAGAGGGAAGTTCTAAAGCGCAAAGAGATTACGACTTCACAATGGTAGATTTGAATACAGATTTTATCGCTGGTTTTGCTCGTTATTCTAAAAAAATGGCTAACAACTTACCGTTTTTACAGTCTTTCATTCCTAAAGCGTTAAGACGTGATTATGCTATTGCTGAAAATGCTGCATTTAATACCGTATTAGCTGCTGCTGCTACAGCTTCAACTGTAGTTATCACATCAAACACCATCGCTGGTATGTTAGTTGATGACATGAGTAAATTAGAAGACGCTAACTATACTGTAAATGGTATTGTTGTACGTCCTACGGCTTATTACACTATCTTAAAAACTCCTAAAACAGATTTACAAGCTAACGTAACATTTGAAAACGGACAATTAAGATTAAACGGTATTCCTGTTTATAAGGCTACTTGGTTAGCTGCTAATAAATACTACATTGGTGACTGGACACGTATTAATAAAATTGTAACTGAAGGACTTTCTTTAGAGTTTTCTGAAATCGAGGGAACTAACTTTGTTACAAATAACATTACTGCACGTATTGAGGCGCAAGTAGGATTAGCTGTTGAACAACCTTTAGCTATTGTTTACGGTGATTTTACTGCAACATAGTAGGTAAGATTTAATTATTTTAAAACCCTTTGCAATTTGTAAAGGGTTTTTTTATATCTTTGAACTTATTAACCAATAATTAAATAAAATGAAAAAACTATTATTAATTTTAGCCGTTGTTTTTGTACTTGCGTTAATAGGGTGCTCGGCAGAAGAAGCAACAGAACCAACACAAACACAAACTTGTTATAATATTTTAGCAAGAGGTTACGATGACAGAGGTGATTACATTATTGTAAAAATTTCTAATTTCGTGCAAAAAAGGTATTCCGTTGGCAACTATTTAGAATATATAAATCAAGATAAGGTTTGTGAACCTATTAATTTAACAGAACAAGAGTTATGAGTAAATACAAAGTATTAAAGCCGTTTTTTAAACTATCGGAGCAAAAGAATTATGCTATTGATGAAACAATCGAATTAAGTAAAGACGTTGCCGAAGCGATGTTAAGCGATGGTTATTTAGAAGAAGTTAAAGAAAGTAAACCTAAAAAATAATGGACGCATACACCGACGTTATTAGTTTAGAACAAGCTAAATTATATCTTAAAATCGATGAAGACCAAACGGTAACAGACGATGAAATTACAGGTATGATAAATAGCGCATTGTCGTATATCGAAAAGCGCACAAATCATATTTTTAAAACACGTGATAAGGTATATTATAAAGACTGCGCTTTAGTGCAACAGGTAAAGGTTTACGATTACCCTATTGATAATTCAGAAACCGAGTTTGATATAGTGTACAGACCTAATTATGCTATTGTTCCGACTGTTGATGATGTAGTAACTTTGACAATCGGTTATGAAACTTTAGACAATATTCCAAGCGAGTTAATCGATAGTGCATTGCAACTTATTAACTTTTGGTTTTATAATTCAGAAACTAAAAACGCTATGAATAACGTTCCTGACTTTGTAGCTATTAATATCGATGTTAACCGTCGTTTTATATGATACCAAGAAAATATACTAAACAAATTGAGTTATGGGTAACTACTACCGTTGCTGACGGATATGGAGGTAATACAGTTACTACGGCTTTAGTATATAATCTATGGGCAAATGTAACAGCTAAACGTAGCTTTAGAACAAACGAAAACGGTCAGAATGATAACTTTACACAAACAGTTTTTACGGTTCGTAATAGGGTTAATTTTGGTATTTCTATAAAAGATAATTTCATTAAGTATAACGGATTGATTTACAATATTGACAGTATTTTAAATATTGATTTAGATAATATTGATATTGAGATACAAGCAACACAAAGAACGTAGTGGAAATTAAAGGCTTAAATACTGTTATTTCAGATTTACGAAAGTACGGCAAAGAAGCCGAAAAAGATATTGCAGGAGTTACTGAATTGGTGGCGAGAAATATGGAGAAAAACGCTAAATCTTTAGCTCCTGTTAATTTTGGTAAATTAGGACAATCAATACAGGCTGTAAAAGAAAATGATTTTAATTGGAATGTAGAAGCTGGCGGAGTATTAGCACCTTACGCTCCTTTTGTTGAATTTGGAACTGGCGGATTATTAGAAGTTCCAAACGAATTAAAAGACCAAGCAATTAAGTTTAAAGGTAAGGGAATAAAGAAAATTAATTTAAGAGCACGACCTTTTTTATATCCATCTTTATTACAAGGTAGAATTGAATATTTAGAGAAGTTAAAAAAAGTATTAGAGAAGTATGGTAAATCCAAATAAGCACGTTAGAAAAGCATTATACGACGCTATAAAAAATACTTATAGCTGTTTTGATATGCAAGTAACTGGAGAATTAAATCCTACTCAATACGTTATAATTTCAACACAGGACAAAGAAATCGACAAAGCTACTAAATGTGGCAATCGTTGGGTTTCTTATACGCTTTTGGATATTGTAAAGATTTATGACGGGGCAGGAAATGTAGGTAGCCGTTTAGTAAACGACGATATGGAAAACACAATTTTAGGATTAATTGAAAATATTACGGTTAGCGGTTATACTGTTGTAAATCGACGTTATGAATTTCCAAGTAATTTAGATAGTAGTACGGCAACACAAACCGTTTATCGCAACTTTATAAGGGTTATTTTAACTTTAGAATAAATAAATAAAAGTTATTTAGAATTGTTATAAATAATTTTATATCTTTGAAAAAGAAATTAATTTAATAAATAAATAAAATGAGCATTAAAGGAGAAAAAGGGATTTTATATATTTACGCTTCAGCAGCTTGGAAGCCTATTGCGTGTTTAACCTCAAACGGATTGAATACAACTTTATCAATGATTGAAAGCACTACAAAATGTTTCCCTGGAGTTGTTAAGAAAACACCTGGTCAATTTAGCTATTCAATCGATGCAGAAGGTGAATATATCGACACGACAACTGCGGGTGGTGATACGGCAAAACGTTCACATGACGCTTTGTTTTTATTGCAACAAGCAAAGACTTTAACACAATGGAAAATAGATACAAACATCGATGACGTTGATTCTGTTAAGTATTTTGGTAGTGGTTATTTTACTGATTTATCCGCTACGTTCCCAAGTGGTGACGAGGTTACAACCTTTTCAGTAACTATCGACGGAGACGGTGCAATATTATTAGAAGACCCTAACTAATATTTATGAAACAAATCGAACTTGAATTAGGTGGTGAAAAAAGAACGTTTCACTTTGGATTAGGTTTTTTAGGAAACTTATTAGAAAGTGAAAAAATAGCAATGAGTGAAATTGATGCTAAATTAATAGAAAATCCTTTTAAGTGGATTCCTTTAATTATGTATTATTCTTGCGCTTATGGTTATGTTAGAAATAATGAAACAGTTCCTTTTAATAATTATAATTTTGCTGATTGGGTTAGTGAATTAGGAATGGATAGTGAAACGGTAACATCTTTTTTTCAAGCGTTTACAAAATCGCTAACAAAGGACGTGCCGCAAGATGAAGACGATAAAAAAAAAGCAACGAAAAAATAAACTGGAGTAGAGATGTAATTTCTTTTGCTTTAGGAGAACTTAAATGTCCTGATTTGGATTTCGTTTACGATATGACGTGGGCAGAATTTCAAATCAGGATTTCTGCATATAAAAGGCAGGATTTATACGAATGGCAAAAGTTAAGGGAGTTAATGTGGACTTGTTATATTGCACCACATCAAGACCCTAAAAAAATGATAAAGCGTAAGGAGCAATTTTTACCTTTAAATAATGATAAAAAAAATACAGGCGGAGTTTCCCCTGAACAAAAAGAACGTTTCTTATTAGAGTATAAAAAATGGCAGGAGGCAAATTAACCGTACAGATTGGAGCTGATATTACCGACTTTGAGAAAAAAATCAAAGAGGTTGAGTTTGATATAAAAGAGCTGTCAAAAGTAAAACTTGATAAACTTAAATTAGGTTTAGATACTACCGAAATTAACGCTCAAATAAAAGACGCTAAAAATAATCTTAATCAATTACGTACAACCGTAAAAGATACTGGAAACCAAATAAGTGGTCAATTTACCAAACAGGTTGCTAATGGTGGCAATACACTATTACAGTTTAGCAGAATAGCGCAAGATGCTCCGTTTGGTATAATCGGTATCGGGAATAACTTAACAGCAACTGCTGAAAGCTTTTCATACTTAAAACAACAAACAGGAAGTACAGGCGGAGCGTTAAAAGCTTTAGCATCATCAATAGCAGGAACAGGTGGTATTTTACTCGGAGTTTCTTTACTTACTACTGGTTTAACGTTAATGGCTCAAAGCGGGCTTTCTGTTAATGATGTTGTCAATAAATTGACTGGTAACTTTGATGAGTTCGGGGCAGCTTTAAATAAAATATCAGTTGATGCCGCTAAAAGTTCAGGTCAGGAAATAGCAGGATTACAGGCTTTAGTTTCTGTGGCGCAAGATGACACAAACGCAAGAAAAGACAGATTATTAGCTATAGATGAACTTCAAAGTAAATATCCTGCTTATTTTGGAAATTTATCCAAAGAACAAATATTAACAGGTGATTTAACGTCTGTTACGAAAGAATTATCTAAAGCCATTATTGCAAGGGCAGAAGCAACGGCAATAGCCGATAAGATTGGTGAATTAGCGTCTAAAAAATTAGACTTACAAATAAAAAAGGAAAAGGAAATTTTAAATTTGCAGAAAGCACAAGCAAACGCAAAATTTGTATTTACTGGAGGTAGTACTATTGGAGCTGATGCAAGTATTTCAAATCAAACACGTTTAGCAAGAGCAACTTCTAATGTTAAAGAATTAAATCAAGATATTTTAGATATTCAAATTCAACAAGATAAACTTGCAGGACGTTTAAATCAAAAAACAGAGGAAAGTATAAAGTTACTTGAAAAGAAAGCGGGTAAAGAAACTAAATCTTTTTTAACACCACAAGTATCATCTTTATCAAATACCTTACCTGTTGCCCCTAATGTAGAATTTGACTTTTTACCAATATTTACAGCTTTAGAAGCCGTTCCGAATAAGGTAAATGAAGAATTATTGAGAATACAACTTTTATTAAATGAGTTTAATTTAGCTGTAAACGATTTAATACAAAACAGCATAGCAACCACTTTCGCTAATTTAGGCACTGCAATCGGTGACGCTTTAGTAAGTGGTGGTGATGTTTTAAGCGCAATCGGAAGTACATTAATACAAGCTTTAGCGGGTTTCTTATCTCAATTAGGGGACAAACTTATTCAATACGGTTTATTGTTAGCCGCCTTTGGTAAAGCTGAAGCCGCTTTTATAGCGGGCGACCCCGTTACGAAAATCGGTGCTGGTTTAGCTATGGTAGCTTTAGGAATTGCGGTTAAAGCCGCTTCTGGTGCTGTTGGAGCATCGGCTCGGACAAGCGGTGGAGGTGGAGGCGGTTCTACAGGAGCAGGAGCAAACAATCAAAGCTTTTCATCAAGTGGATTTACTTCAGCTGGTAACGGTGGTGGAACGGTTGTATTTGAAATTGCAGGACAAAAATTAATAGGGGTTTTGAGCAATACAATAAACGCTAATAAAAGACTTGGAGGACAGTTAGGTTTAGGATAATGGCGAAACAAATAAACATAGAATTTACAGCGCAACCAGTAACGACAGGAACTGGTTTTATTTATACTATTGAAATAGACACTTTTTTGCTTTATTACTTAAATGGATTTAGTGAATTAGAAGTTAATTTTATTCCTTTAGGTGATACACCAGCCGATTACACAGAGGTTGCAATCGGGGCTACTTTAGACGAAACGTTACAAATTACATTAAGTTATTTACGTGAAACCTATGTAAATGATTTTATTGATTATTCTTTAAACGGAAATGTTATTGAAGTTTTAATAAATGCGGATGCTACAGTAACCGTTGATGTAGATATTAATGACAATATAGAAATTACCACAGAGGACGTAGAACCAAGCGGTCAAAACTTAATTTACTATTTGATATTTGACGACTATACTTTAAATATTTACAAAGAAAACTATTTAGGAACGGCTTCTGAAATATTTGGAACTTTTACACTTAAAAAATCAAGTGTTGATACTATTTTAACATCGGTAAGGGGAACTGGTTTAGATATTTCTTTAGAAGCAAATCAAGCCGTTACATTTGATGAGTTTTTGCTAAACGATGAGTTTACTTATAAGACTATTTTATTAAAAGGCAGTAATACCATTTTTGAAGGTTATATTAAACCTGACGGAATACAGCAAAGCTTTGTTAATGACGCTTGGTTAGTGAATATTGAAACCGTTGACGGATTAGGGCTTTTAAAAGACTTATCTTTTGTTCAATATAACGGATTAAGATATACTGGTAAAATGAGTATTTATGATGTTATTAAAGGGTGTTTAGACAGAACACGTTTAAATTTAACTATTAACACATCAATAGCGATTGAGTATATTGGTTATACAGGAACTAATATATTAAAGGATGTTTTTGTAGATAGCGCAAGATTTATAAAAGATAAAGACGATGCTGTTATAATGGACTGTCAAGAGGTATTAACTTCTATGTTAGATATGTTTTCAGGAGTAATAACACAACAAGAGGGGCAATGGTGGATTTACAGACCTAACGATTTAGAATACAACGGATATACTGTTTTTATAAATCAAGATACCGAAGCTACTTTTAATAAAAACTTAAACGCTTCTTTAGGTAGTCAGATAAATGGATTTTATCCGCATCATTGCGACGCAAATCAACAAATAGAAGTTAAGGGCGCAATTAGTGCTTATCGCATAAATTACGAATATGGGTTTATTGATGGATTGCTTTTAAACCCTAACTTAAACCATGATGAAGATATGGTTTATGAAGATTGGACTACAAACCCATCTTTGCCAACTGCTAATATAGAAATTGTACAGGATGCTTTAAAAACATCGGGATTAAAGTTAATAGTTCGTGAAGGTTCTGCACAAATAACAATATTAACATCAAGTGATTTCGCAGCGGTAGCAAATCAAGAGTTATATTTCAGGTTTAAAGCTTCAACAATTAAAACTCCAACGAGTGTATTTGCGGGAACAAATGTGCAATTTATAATTAAGATAATCACAAGCGATGGTTATTATTTGAATGGCGCAAATGAATGGACAACAACCGATAGTTTTATTAGGGTTCAAACTAATGCTATTATAAACGTAGAACGGTTTTTTACTCACGAGTTAAGGATGCCACCAGTATTAAATGATTGCGATATTACGTTACTTATCCGTGAGGTTCGTTTGGTTGAATCAGGAAGTATGATAACGGCTAATATAACTTATTGTCAAATTATAGATAATACTTTAACGGCTGCTGGTATAGTTGGTGAGTTTCATACAGTAAGTAGAAAACTGCCGCCGAGTTCAATTACTAAAGAAAACCAAAAGGTATTTAATGGTGACGGTGAACTTATGTTAGTTGGTTCTATTTACAAAGATGATTTAGAAACACCTACAGACTTATGGACACGAGTAAATAAATTTGAAAGTTTGCCATTGTTGGGTATTAGCGCAATGGATGATTTGAGAATACAATCAAATCCTATTAAGGTGTTTTCAGGTTCTATATTTGGTCAAATACCTTATATGTCGGTTGTTACTATTGATAATATTACAGGTCTTTTTATGCCTATTGAATACGATTATGATTATAAAAGTAATAAATCGCAAGTTAAGTTATTGCAGTTTTATAATGTCGATTTAGCGGATATAGATTATACGGTAAGTCCTGACTTTGGTAAATCAACAATTAAGCCAACAATAAAAGGGTAATTATTTATAATCATTCTAAATAATTTTTATATCTTTGAAATATGGAATATTACAGCGGTGAAGATAGAATTTTATACGTTAAATACTTGGGAAATTGGTTGCCTGTAGGTTGTCTTACAAGTAATTCATTATCTGAAAGTGCTGAAATGTTGCCTACAACAACACGAGATAACGACGGTTGGAGCACATCAAGACCAACAACACAAAGTTATAGTATATCTTTTGATGGTTTACAGATTAATACAACTATGGCTATGGGTACATTTTCAGTAGCGAGTTATGATAGATTGAAGTTGTTAAAAAGAAGTAAAACGTTATTAGATTGGAAAATACAAGGTACTGTTTTTCCAACGGTTGATTATGGTAAAGGTTATATAAATGAAATTTCAGAGGCGAGTGCTGTTGATGATTTTTTAACCTTTACAGGCTCAATAATCGGTTATGGATTGCCACGTACAAAAGGACTAGGGGAATTTGTATTAAACGATGGTGACCCTGAAGTAATATTAGTAACAAATGAAGACGAAAACTATATAATAAGAACGAGCGATGCCAATTAATCCAGCAGACATAACGACAATACGAGTAGGTGAATTGCCTACAGGAGCAGTAACAGTAGATTCAAATTTGCCTGTTGAAAACGACGCTATTTTAGAGCAAATTACAGGTCAGGATTTAATAGATTTTGTAAACACTAACGCTAATACCTTTCAATTTGAGGTTAAAGACCTTTGGGTAAATCAATCCTATATCGATACTAATTTCGACGGAACTGGATTAGGTATTGCTTTAATGGCAGGATACGCTATTTGCAACGGTCAAAATGGAACTCCGAACATGGACGGTTTAGTAAGTATAGGTTATGGCACTAATTATAGTGTTCCTAAAGCTGTTGGAGGTATAAAAGAAGCTGCTATATTATATGCTAATATACCAAAATTAGATATAACCGTTCCTGTTTCAGATGCTGGTGGTGGTGGAAGTCCTTACACTAATATAGTAGCTTCAGGTTCAGGAACTCCCGCTACAAAGACTTATGTAGGTGTAACAGGAAATACTATTCCAACAAAAGTAAGCAAAATGCAACCTTATATGGTATTATTAAAAGTAATGAAATTATAAAAAAATGGCAATAAATCCCGATGATATTACGACGGTCAGAGTTGACCAACTTCCTGACGACACTTTAGGATTAACTGATTTATTTCCTCATACGGTAGGAACTGAATTAAAATCGTCAACAATACAGGCTTTAGTAGATTTAGTTGCAACGGCAGTCGATGTTACTGGTGGAGTTGGCTATATCGCTTTAGCGGTTACTGATGGTGACCAACTTCCTGACGTACCTACGTTACCAAGTTTCTTTTTGTGTGGCGCAGGAACTTATTTAAACATAAACGGTTATCCTGATGTTATTTGTACAGAGGAGTTAAACGCCGTAATGTCATTAAGCGACCATTGGGCGTTAGCTGTTGAAATTCCTATTGATGCTCCTGTTGGAGTTCAAACGGTAACGGGTTCGGCTGTTGACAACACCGACCCTTTAAACCCTGTTATTAATTCAACTTCAGACGGTGTTATGACGGTAACAGGCGATTTGGTAGATAATACCGACCCTGAAAACCCTATTATCTCAACCCCCGACCTCGAAGCCGTAACAGACGAGGGCGCAACCACTACAAACGCTATTTCAACAGGAAATATAATAGCAACTGATGTTGGAGGTGGCGACGCTCCTATAACAGCAAAATATGATAGCAACGATGCAATAGGAAAAATAATAATTGAGGATGTTTCTACAAACAATATCCACGAATTAAGGTTTGTAACCCCAACATTAAATAGACAAATTGATTTTAAAGACGAAAGCGGAACGGTTGCTTACTTATCAGACGTTACTGGCGTTTCAGATGGTGACAAAGGCGATATAACAGTAAGCGGTTCGGGTACTGTATGGACTATTGACAACGGGGTAGTTACAAACGTTAAAGTAGCAAGTGGAATTGATGCGGTTAAATTAGCTGATGGTTCTGTTTCAAATACTGAATTTCAATTATTAAACGGTGTTACTGGAACAATCGCAAATCAAGCCTATGCGGATGCAAAAGTAGCCGATGCAATTAATGACGGGACAACAACTATTGCTCCAAGTCAAAACGCTGTTTTTGATGCTTTGGCATTAAAAGCTGTAATTCCAACAGGATGGACTGCTTACGGGGGAACTTCTACAATAGTTGGTTTTTCATCTACTACAGTACAACTTATAAATTACATTGTAAACGGTAAAGAATTAACGATACAATGGGATTTAGAGGGGACGAGTAACTCAACACAATTAACGTTCACACTACCTTTTACCACAACGGCTATTAGACAAACTGAACTTGTTTCGGGATTGAATAATACTGCAACGTACGGAAGCTGTATGGCTTTTATAGATGCTTCAACAGCTTTGGTGAAGATAGTTTTTAATAGCGCTAATTACACATTAACAAATACTTGGACAGCTTCAGGAACAAAAAGATGTACAGGAACAATGACTTTAAGCATCATATAATATGAATTTTGTACAAATAACAAATAGTTGGAACGCTGTAACTGATAAGTATGTAAGGCTTGACTTAACGGCTAATGTAACCTTAACGGTTACAACTGGCGACAAAGGTATATTACTCGTTAAACAAGATGCAATAGGCGGTCATAAACTTTACATTTCAGGACGTAAAAGAAACGGAAGCGAAATCAATTTATTACCAAATAGCGAAACCTTACTTTGCTTTGTGAATGTGTTAGGGGTTTTAAATTGGGAT